CGGCCAATCCGTCTGCCCGAAGGGATGGGTCGAGAGCAGCAGCAGATTGGGGCGGGCCGAATCGACGAGGCTCGACCGCGGCGGCCCCAGCGGCCGCGGCCAATCGGTCGGCACAAAGGGCGCGACCTGGAACTCGGGCGCAAATCGACCGCCCGTAATGAAGGGTCGGAAGGGATAGGGTCCCCGACGAGGCAGCGGCCAATCGAGCTGGGCGAACGGGGTGCCAGAGACCAGGCGAAGCGTCAGCGCACTCTGGCCGGTGTCCTCGGTGACGGCGGTAGTGACCCGCCAGTCGGTCGACCGTGGCCGCCCCGTGTTGAATGACCGAACGATCGTGGCCATCTAACACCAGCATTGCGGCGTCACCGTTTGGAATGTGAACGTATTGGCGAACTCGATCCAGGGGCGAAAGGTGGTTCCGGTCTCGGTCTCGTTGACGGCGAGGTCGCCCCCAGAGGCGGAGCAGCCCCAGCGAATGCTCGCGTTGTGCCCAATCACCCCCCCGGTGCCCGAGGTGATATTGCCCCCGGCCCCCACCTCGACCACCAGCCGATCCCCCAGCGCACAGGCGAAGCTGCTCGTGGCGGTGGAGGGGAAGGTGCGATTGGTCAAGGACGTGGCGATTTCGAGGGAGGTGGCCCGCGTGATCGCCAGGAGCGTGGCTTGCGTCGCCGACCCGCTGTTGTTGCAGACCAGGATCTTGAGCGTCAGGAAGAGATTGTCGTTGGCAAACGTTTCCGAACACTGAAACTGTCCCGTCACGTTGCCCGACAACGTCTGCGCGTCCAGCGGCTCGCTCACGTACTGCCGGTGCATGGCGTCCTTGTCCGTCAGGTCATCGGCCGCATCCGGCGTGTAGGCGGTCGTCGCCAGGGCACTCGCATCCGGCGCGTTCACGAGCAGGCGCGTGACCGAGTTGATATGCTCCCAGTCCGCGGTGGGGGCGGGAGGCGTCACCTGGGCCGCTGCCGTGTCCGAGAAGTACAGGCGCGTCGCCATCTCAGCACACGATCTGACCCATCAGGGTCACGAGATCGCCGCCGGCCCAATCGTCGAGTTCAATGGTTGCGCTGTCGGCGGTGGCATACAGGAAGATCCCGGGTTGCCCCGAGCCGAGCGTCGTATCCGTCGCCGTCAACCGAAGAATCCCGTTCTGGAACAGCCGAAGCGTTGATCCTTCCGCCTCCAAGCGCGCCACGTCGCCCGTCGCCGGCGTCCCGCCCGTGCTCAAGGTCGTAGGCGTCCCCGCCGAATCCCGCTCCTCGATATAAAGCGCGTTGGGACCGGAATCAAACGCCCACGTCCCGTGATAACAACTGAGATCCACTCCGACCGTCAGACGAACAACCGGACCCGCATAGTCGAGATCCGGCCCACCCCCGGAAAAGAAGACCGTACACGTCGCGAATTGATCCGCGCCGATCGTCGGGGTATTTCTGAGCGCAGAGTTCAACCGAAACGGCAGGATTCCCGCCGCGCGGGCTCGCCCCGCCACCTTTTGGACATCGTCATAGTTGCCCTGACCCACGGTCCACACCCCGCCCTCGCTGAGCGGATTCTCGCTGCCATCAAAGGACGAACTGGCCTGCGCCCCGCCTCGAATGGCCCGCACCGTCAGCCAGCGCTCCCGATTCAGCCAGACTTCATACTCCCCGCCCAGCGTGGGCCGGAGCGGCGGCCATTTCCCTTCGGGCGGGTTGAGGAGCAGTTCCGCAAGCAGATCCGGCACTGTCGTGGACACGAGCGGCTGGCTCAACCCGAGGCGCGTCTGAAGCTCGCTGCGGGCGGCCGCCGTGATCGTGGACTCCCGGAGGGACGCGATCAGGGTGAGCCGGGCATCGGCCGAGGGCACGAGAAACCAGAGCAGACAAAACGCGGTGCTCGCGTCCTGTCCAGGCGCGGCGAGGCGCACGGCCGACCAGCCGGGACGGGTCGCGCTCCCGGCGGGGACGTAGCGGCTTCGAGGGCCGGCCGTGGCCTCGTAGGGCGCCAGATACAGGGGCACGGTCCCCCTACGGCGACTCGTAGAGGATGTGGCTGTTCATCAACCCGGCGGTGCCGCCCGTGAAGGCCGACAGCGAGATCTCCCCGACGCTGGCCGACAATCCCGTGATCCCGATTTCCGATCCCGGGACCGCAAACCATCGCACGACGCCCCCGAAGGCGTTGAAGCCGAGGGCGAGGCAGTAGAGGGTCGCCGACCGCTGGGGCATGGTGGTCGCCGAGCAGCCCGGAATCGGGAGCGTGGACTGCACGCTCCCCGCCTGATCGAGCCGCGCGTTCTTCCCGTTTGTGCCCAGCGTGATCGCGGTGACGGCCACCGTCGAGTCGTAGGCCACGCACATGAGCATGGGCGAGGAGGCCGTCGCCACCCCTCCCATGTAGATCTCGTACACGGTGAGGCGCTGCGTGGCGGCCCCGCCCTGGAGGAACTTCGCCCCATTGGCCGTCATCGTCGTCGTGTCGCCCACGACGGTCGGCGTCCACGAGGCATTGGTGAACGAGTATCGGGCCATGGTGCGTTACCCCCTGGCGAGCACGATCCGGTGCTCGGCGTCGTTCATGAGTTGTTCGGAACGCTGGAGCATGGACAGATGCGGAGCCCCCAGCTTGCGGGACAGGCCACAGCGGTCGCAGATATAGCGGTCACACGGGGCGCAGTACTCCCGATCCCGCGTGCGGAGGGGATTGAGGACCACGACCGCGTTACAGTGAGCGCACGTCACGGTCGCGGATTCGTAGTGCGGCGCCCGCGCCGCCGTGACCTCATGGCCGGCCGCGCGGGCCCGGGCCAGCGCCGAGTCCGGCAGATAGGGATTGGGGGCGTTCCGCACCGCGAAGCGGTTGTCCACTTCGAGGTAGCCTTCCTGCGACCGCTTCGACGACATGGCTCCCGTCCCTCCCATGCCGCCCCGGGCTGGAGGGGCCTGGAGCGGCGGCCCGGATGCCCTACGTGATGGCGACGACGAGCACCCCGCCGTCCGTCGCCCCGACGCCGAAGTCGTAATTCTCCGAGATCTCGGCCTCGGTCGCATCGAAGCCATCGATCGGCACCGTCACCAGCGAGCCGAATCGGTTGTCGCTGATGAGGACGCCCTGGGCGAGGGACGCCCCGGTCCCGTCGATCCCGGTCGTCATCGCCGTCCCCGTGCACTGGAAGTAGTTGCGTCGGATGACGCACCGATCGGTGGCCGCGCCCGTCGAGATCGCCGCCGCCCAGGTGCCCGCCGAGTTCACGAAGATGCAGTCCTGGACGAGGCTATCCACCGTCGCCGTCATGTCGATCCCGACGCCCTGGGCCCCGTCGGACTCGAAGTAGCACCGCTCGATCGCCACCTTCCCTGCGGCGCCCAGAGCGTCGATGCCCAGCGTGGCGATGTTGACGGCTGGGGTTTGCAGGTCGAAGTGGCAGTCGTGGATATAGAGGTTGTTCGCCGCCGCCGAGAAGTCGATCCCGGCCGCCGCGGTGATCGGGATGACGCTGAGGTGGGCGATCTCCACGTCGGCCGCGGTGACGTTGATGATCTGATCGGCCGTGGCCGTGGTCGTGATCGAGACCCGCTTATAGAGGGGGTTCCCCGCCCCGCCGGGCAGACCCCAGATAGTCAGCCCGGCCTTGTTCAGCGCGACCGACGTGGCCCAGGAGTGGGCGCCAGGGAGGAGCACAATCACGTCCCCGACGTTCGCCGTCGCGTTCGTGATGGCCTGCGCGAGGGTCAGCAGGGCCCGCTCCGGTGACAGTCCGTCGTTATTGTCCGACGCCGCGTAGGTGTTCCCGACGACGGTGTACTGCGCCGCCGGGGCCACCCAGAAGATGCGCCCGCCCGTCTGCGGAATCTGGCCGTGAAGCGTCCCATACCGTGTGATGTAGGCCACTGGTCAGTCCTCCCGTGGCTGGGTGCTGTCACCGGGTGGAGTCCGTTGCCCTGGACTCCCGGGGCCGCGAGCGGCGGCCTTCGCGGCGCGGGCCTGCGCCAATCGCGCACCCGCCGCCTTCCGTGCCTCTGGACTCATCGGGGGACGACCCGGCTTCCGTGTCGCCTCCCGCTGCCGGACCTGGGCGACGGCTGTCGTCGTCGGCTCCGGGAGCGGCCAGTTCGCCTTCGCGGCCGGCGTCATCGCAAAGACGCCCGGGAGCTGCGCGTCGGCCATGAAGGTGGACGTGCCGACAATCCCCCCCTCCCGCCGGAAGCGCTCCACGTTCGTGAAGTCCGGGTCGTCGTTCTGCGGGTCGAGCGCCCGCATCGCGCGCTTCCACGTCAACACCGCCCGCTTCGCCGGCTTCGAGGCTTCCTGGCGGAGATGCTTCCCCACCGACCCTGCCGGATTCCGCTGCATTTCGCTGCGGGTCAGCAACGCCGGCTGGATCACCTCGGCCATCACCTGATCGGCGAGGCGCTTGACGGTGTTCTGCCGTTCGCCGTCGATGGGCTTCGGCGCGTGCGTCGCCAGGAAGGTCCGCACCTGCCGGGCCCGCTGCATCGCCTGACTGCGGTTGTGGCCGCTGACGTAGGGCGGCGCGGTCGCCATCGCGTCGAGGCGTTGCAGCTCCTCCTCGTGCTCGGCCACCTGGGGGGCCCGAAGCGGGTTCTCCGGCTGATCGTGGAGGGCCGCCGCCAGCAGTTCGACCGTCGGATTCGCCGAGGTCATCAGTCAATCCCCTGCTTGGCGGGTCGCGTCTTCACCACATCGGCGCGCGTCGCCCGGTTGAACGAGGTCGCCCAGACTGGCGACACCGTCGGCCAGGAGGCCGTCCGTTCCTCAATCGCCCCGCCCGCCGCCTCGCCAGGTCCCGCCGGCCCCGGTTTCGGCCGCGGCCCGTTCTTCGTGATGCGGTGAAACGAGCCGGTCTTGTACATGCGCGACATCAGACGATCCTCCCTCGGCCCCGCCGTCGGGCGAGCCCCTGGCCTGGAAACGCGGTCGGACGGCGCGCCACAGCCATCGCTGATGCCTGGCTCGGCAGAGACGGAAGCGTCCAGGGGGCCCGGATCGTGGGCGCACCGGGGACGGCTGGGATGGCCGGCGTGGCCCGGATGGCCGGCGACACTCCAGGGACGGCCGGCGTGGCCCGCATGGCGGGCACGGCCAGGGTCACGGGCAGCGCGGGCATCTCCGGGCGCGCCGGGGGCGAATGCGCGGCCAGGACCGCTCCGGCCGTGTGCCAGTAGTTCTTCTTCGTCGGCCAGCTGCTCGCGAGCTTGCCAGTCCGCTTCTTCATCTCGGTCGCATCCCGTGGGCCACCGCCTGCATGAAGCGTCGCTGCTTCGGCGTCAGGGGGTGGCCCCGCACGGATTTGTCAGCGAGGATCATCCCGGCCTTCCGGGCCGACAGTCGCGCCGGGCTGTGGCGCTGCACGGCCCGCCCGAGCATCGTCTCAGCCATCGCGTCAGCCCCGCGCGGACAGCGCGGCCATCTTCTTCGCCACATACTTCTTCCGACCGATGGCAGCGGCGAGGGCGGCCGGATCGGTCACCCCCGGCCGGTCGCCGAGCGTCGAGGCCAGCGCCTTGAAGCGCTGACCGCTGCCGAGCTTCGCGGGACTGTGGCGGATCACCGGCTTCCCGAGCATCACCTCGGCCATCTAGCTGACCTGCGCCCCCGTGATCCAGCGCCAGTCGTTATGTCCGTGGCCGTACCGGCCGTAGAGCCGCCACTTGCCGATCAAGGTGTCGAAGTCCTCGACCATGGCGAACTCGGCCGCGACCCGCTCGACCCAGTAGAGCGCGTCCTTCATCATCGTCTCGTCGAGCAGGAACCAGTTGTTCGGGTCCGGCAGGTAGTTCCACGCGATGACCTTGTACTGCCCCTGATGGACGTTGGCGGCGTTGTTCGCGGTGTCCGGCACGCCCTCCGATTCCGTGATCTCGTAGGCCACCTGGTAGAGATCGGGCGGAATCACCAAGGCCGACGGCTTCACCTGGATGCGTTCGGCCCGGTCGCCCCGGACCTGCACCATCTGAATCCGGGTCGAGGCCAGGCCCACGGCGGTCAACGAGGTAGTCACGAGGTTGTCGAAGCCGACCGATGTGCTCGCCCCGGAGGTGGTCGTGTGCGAGTTCGAGCAGAGCGCCACGCCCTCCGAAAAGGCGTTCCACGTGGCATCGACCGTGAAGGCGTTGTTGAAGATCTGAGCGGCGTGCTTCTGCCGCGTCCGCTGGAACGCGGTCGCCAACCCCTTGGGCTTGGCGTCCATGATCCCGTAGAGGTCGTCGTCGAAGAGCTTCCGCTCGATCTGGAAGCCCGTCGCGTACTCGATTGGCGTGATGACCGAGTTGTAGCCCTGGGACACGTCGTCGTAGACAATCTGGCCGGTGAAGGGCGGCACGTCCCCGAAGGTGCCGACCTGGCTGGTCCGGTACGTATCCCGGGTGGGCGCACTCGCCCCCGACACGACGGTGTAGAAGCGCCCGATCATGTCGTCGAGCTGGGCGTAGCGATCGGTGTAGATCTTCTGAAACCGGGCATCGAGCAGATCGGCGAAGTTGGCCGAGCGCGCCGGAACCGTCATGGAACCCTCCCGCCGTTAGATCGCGAGCTGGAAGACGTGGTTGACGTACCAGCCGTAGACATAGGAGTTCGCTTGGGCCGCGGCGACCGAGCTGAAGTCGATCTCAACCCAGTCCGGGCGGAAGTCGGCCCCGGTGCCAACCGCCACGGAGCCGTCGGCATCGAGCACGTTGGTCGTCAGGTTGATGTTATTGCTCGCGATGTCCCCGGGCATCCAGGGCACGATGATGAATACGTCGCCGACGGCGATCGCATTCGGAAACGGGACGATGACCGTGGCGACGGTCCCCGAGACGGACGTGACCTTGCGCGACTGCCCGCCGTTCGCCCCGCTGATGCCGAAGATCTGCCCCTCGTCCATGCTGGGGGAGTTCGGAGCCGGATCGCCGGTCGTGATGGTGACGGAGAGGCCGTTCGAGGCGGCGGCGCTGGCCGTCGTCGTCTTGAGCAAGCCCGAGGTCGCGCTGCCCACGGCGTGCATCCGGTAGACGGCGAACGGGTCGACGATGACGGAGTTGACGCCCTCCACCATGCTGCTGGACTGGGTCGTCGTGTAGGTCGAGGCATCAACCGAGACGCCGAGCCCGCCGTTCGTCGCGCCCACGCTGGTCGCCAGGCCCTTGACGACGCCGGTCCCGCCGGCCTGCGTCAGCGTCACGTAGGTGCCCGCCGGAATCGACTCCGAGCACTTCAGCTTGCGGGAGTTGGCGACCGCGCCGGCCCCGTGGAGTGAGTAGGCGTAGTTCATGAAGTCCTCCGCCGATGGATCACGGGGCTCATCGGCTGCCCCACCCTCGGAATGAGTGAAACGCGGCGTACGCGCCGCTCGTGTAGCGCGCCCATCGCCCTCGGCGGGGCACGCGCTCCCAGTCCCCGGACAGCTCATGCAAGGCTTGTGGAATGAAGGCTTCGCAATGTCGCGACATGGCCTGACAGGCATCGCACGGACCGATGACCCACGACGACCGCCAGCGCTCGTAGCGATTCGCGCGCGCCGAGAACTTCGGCCGACAGGTCGGGCACAACTGGATCATCTTCTGGGTGTCGGCCAGGTCGGCGACCAGCCCGCCCGGCAGTCGCGCGTGCGTGACCGGGTGCCACTCCTGGGCGCGGAGCAGGTCCCGCGAGGTCCAGGCGCGCGGCGCGAGAATCGTGACGCTCACGAACGCACCTTGACGAACGGCGCTTCCGCTTCCATCTCGGCCTGGGTGTAGCCGAGCCGCTTCCAGTGCGCGAGCTGGGCCGGGGGCACATGGGCCAGCTTGTTGGGCGGGCTCCCGCCCGGCGACTCGCCCCCGCCCGCCGCGAACGGACTCCCGCCGACGGGGATGCGCTCTCGCTGGAAGTCTCGGGCGTCCTTGCGATGGATCGCGCCGCAGACGCTCTTGACGGCGCGGAGCTGGGTGCGGAGGTCGCTGGGGTCCGCGCCCTCGTCCCGCGCCATCTCCTGCAACTCGGCCGCGACGCGACCGAGGAGGGCGCTGCCCGCCTTGGCCAGGTCCGGGAAGGCCGCGACGTACTCCGCGATCCCCTGGCTGGCCCGATTCCGAGCCTCCTCGAGCCGTCGGGCCTGCTCGCTGGCCGCGATGCGCGCCTGGGCTTGCAGATCCGCGAGCGCCTGGATGCGCTGCACCTCGGTGATCTCGCCACGCTCGAAGGCCCCTTGGACCAGCGCGGGCGTCAGCGGGGCCTCGGCCGGGGCGGGCGGCGCCGCGGGCCGGGCCGCGAGCTGGGCGCGGAGGGCGGCGGCCTCGCCTTCGGCCCGGGCGCGAGCTTCGCGCTCCTGGGCGAGGACGACGGCGGGATCAGGCTCGGGAGGGGGCGGATCGGCCGAGGCCGGATTGAGCGGGAGCTGCTCGGGCTGCGGATCGGGTTCGGGCATACGGCCCTCGGACCATCCGGTCCGTCAGGCCGCTCAGGGCGAGAGGGGCGACCGCTCGGGGTCGCCGCCGGATCAGGCGGGCTTGCCTGGCTCCGGCCGGTAGTAGTTCCAGTGCCCGCAGCGCCGGCACCGGATCTTGATGACCACGCGCGTCGGCTCGTCGGTCTCGAAGAGCAACCGATGGCAGGCGTGGCACCGATACGCCACCACCGTCGGCATCACGCCTATCACGCGGATTCGGGCGGTGTCAAGGTTTCGTTTCCGGCGCGGAGGCGATCGGGCAGCCCGCGGGCCTCCTGGAGCCCGTCCAGTCGCCCCTGCGCGTACTTCGCCTGCGCCTTCAGCCGAGCCAGGTCGTCCCCCGCCGCATCCCCGAGAATCTGCGCCTGGAGAGCGGCCAGCGTGGCAGCCGCCTCCTGAATGAGCCCCTCGAGATGCCGGGCGTAGACGCCCCAATCGTCGGAGGCGAGGAGGTCTTCCATGCGAACGATCACGAGGCGGCGCGTCTGCTGATGGAGGGTGGCGAGCGGCGCGGCCGCCTCCGCAGTGGCGGATTGGGCCGCCAGCCACTCGCTATAACTCGGCATTTAGCCGCCTCCGTTCACGCTCGGCGGCGTCATCGCGGCGGGAGTTGCGAGCGGGGGCTCCTGGCCCGAGGTCGCCACGCCCCCGGAGGTCGGGGTCGTGCTGCCCATCTGCTGCTGCATCGTCGCCTGGAACTGGCTCGCCGCGTCGGCCAGGTGATCGGTCTGAATCCGGTCCTGGATCGCCTTGAGATGGGCCTTGAAGAGTTGCACCTGGGCGGGCGAGAGATGCCCGAACTGATCCGACTGGAGAAAGTCCATGAGCTTCTGGTAGTGCGGGGCGTTGCCCTCAGCCGCCGAGCCCTCGGGCAGCTGGTTCTGGAGGATGAGGTCGATCGCTTCCTCGGCGAGGAGCGGCGCCCCGCCCGGCGCACTCGGCGGCATGAGATACCGCGCCGGATCGAGCTTGAGCGCCCGCGTGTAGTCCTTGAGCGCGTTGTAGAACAGGGCCGGATTCGTGACGCCCGCCCGGAAGGCGAGCGGCGTGGTCAGAACGCCCAGCATCGTCTGGAGGGTCGCCGCCTGGGCCGCGCCGTTCGAGAGCAGGAAGTCCGGGCGGAAGTCGAAGTCCACCTCGGCGTCGATATCCGCCGGGTCCTCGATCGTCAGGTAGCCCTCGGCCCGGACGCCATCCCAGCCGAGCCGACGCAGTTCCTTCCCGGGCGGCAGGAGGTGCCGGTTCAGCCGGTGGAAGTTGCGGGCGACCTGGCGGAGCCCGCCGAACAGCCGCAGCAAGAGCTGATCCGCGCGCACGTCCCCCTGCTGGAGAATCGCCTGCGTCGTCCCGACGGTGCGGAGGGCCGAGGCTTTCCCCGTGGGCACGCGGCCCTGCTGGAGATCGCCGACCATCTCCACCTTCTCGAACAACTGCGCGGCCAGCCCGATGAACTGAAAGGCCCACTGCTGATCGCGCTGCGAGAGCTGCGGGAAGTAGATGGCCGCGCGCGGATCGCCCGGGACCGGATAGCCCATCCCGGGGGCAATGCTGATCGCTTCCGTGGCGAGCTTCGCCTGCGCCGAGTAGAAGAAGAACGGGAGATTGCCGACGACCGCCGAATCGTAGGCCAGGTCCATCGTGCTCTTGATGAGGTCGTAGAGCGCTTCGCCCAGTTCCAGCATCGAGATGGCGTAGTAGCGGCCCGGCACCGGGATACACGCCGCCTCGGCCAAAGGCCGCCACGGAACGGTCCCCGGATAGAGTTCGGAGAGCCGCCGGGCTTCCGCCAGCACGCCCTCGTCCGATCCCGGCCCGGCGCCGTTCGGGGGATAGAGCAGCATCCAGTAGGCATCCTCGCCGAACCCGGTTCCGTCAAGATCCCACTGATCGAAGGCCATCAGGCCCGGAATCCAGACGTGTCCGAGATCGGCCTCGGTCGTCGTCGCGGGCTCCCGATGCTCCTGGCCTTCGAGGGCGTCCTTCTGCGCCTGGAGCGCATCGGCGTCGCCCCCGAGCGGCGCCCCCAGGCTCCCGCGCGCCGCCCGCGCCCAACCCTCGACCGTGGCGAGGTCGTCCCGCGTCAGCCAGTTGAACTTGCCGGACGCCTGGAAACGCCGGATCTGGTCGAGGCGGAAGTGGACGCGGACGAAGACCTCCGGGGCCCCGCCCGGATTGGCCTCGCTGGGCGGCTGGAGATTCTGCGCCCGCGTCCGCACCAGGACATCCTCAATCGCCAGCGGCAACATCACGGGGCCATCGAACAGCGTCGCCGGCTGGGTCACGACCAGTTCCAGGGAGCCGTCGTCGGCGGTGTAGACGGTGCAGGTCACGCGCCCGAGCGGGGTCTCGACCCGGTAGCGATTCAGAACCGTCGGATGCTGTTCAAGTGTGTGGAGGTCGGCGTCCGGGAGGAGTTGCCCGATCACCTGGGCGAGGTAACTGTCCGGCGTCTCACCGACGGGAATCGCCGGCCGGTAGTAGGATGTGGTCACCTCGCGCGTCTCGCGCACCCACGGCGTATAGGCGACCGCGTTCCCGTCTTGCAGGAACATCGAGACGAAGTCCGACATCGTGCGCTCGACCCGATCCGGCCCCGGGTCGAGAAACATCTGCGTATCGAGGAGCGCCGTGATCCGGTCCTCGCGCGCGACGTTCACGCGGCTCGTCGCTTTCGCGCTCATCAACGGGCGCATCGAGAGGATCGCGTTGTGGAGCCCGGCGTTCGCGCGGAGTTCGGCGATCTGCAAGACCGGCGGGTGGACGTTCGCGGCCCCGGTCCAGGGGAAGGTCTTGTCCCTCAGCCAGCCGCGATACTTCGCGTACCGCTGGAGTCGCTTCGCCATCCAGTCCCCACGGTCCCGATCCTCGAGGATGGACTGCACCCGCTCGCGGACGCTGCGGCGCACGAGGTCGGCGTCGAGTCCCCGGAGCCGTCGTTTCGGCGCCGCGGGCCACGGGGATTGGGGCGGGCCCTCGGGCGGGGCCGGGAACGCCGGCAGCGCGAACCCCGCGGCCGGCGGCGCGCCGCCCAGCGGAAGCGCCCCCAGCGGCACGGGGGCCGGCGGCGCGATCGGGGCCGTCCCCGGATTCGGCGGCGGGAAGATGGCCATCAGCGTCGATCCACCATGAGCAACCCCGGCTCCGGCGATTCGCGGCGCCGCCGGAGCCGACCCACAATCCAGAGACGGGCCAGCGCGGCGACCCCGGCCCGGATCTCCGAGTCCCGACGCCCGGCGCGCGTCAGGCTCGATCGCATCGCCTCCACACAGACGCGCCACACCGCCGGATAGTCCGCGGCGGTGAGGGCCACGGCGCACTCGTGGCAGAACGTGATCGCCACCTCGCTCCCATCGCTCAACTGAAACTCGATCTGCGTCCCATTCGGCAGTTGATCGCCGAGCTGGTGGGGCCGGCCATCCGAGCCCGTACTCAGAATCTCGTAACAGGCGGTCCCGCACCCGGCCGTGCAGAAGCCCGCGATCTTCTCGCCGCCCGCGATCACGGGGCCTCGCGCCGCAACGTCCGACCGCCGCAATCCGGGCACCGCGCCTCGTGATCGAGGTCCGGCAGATCGGGACTCGCCTTGATGATCTCCGGATGAAACGAGACGAGGGGCGTGCCGTCCGCTTGACGGTTCCGCACGATCTCGATCCGATACGCCCACTGGCGCGTCGGACAGGATGGACACCGGAGCACGGAGTCCACCAGCCGATCCGGTCCCGCCGGGCGCACGGGCGCGGCGCTCGGCCAGTCGTCACTCATGAGCGGCCTCCGCAAACCACGCCTCCAAGACCTCGATTTCGACGACCGCGCGGAAACAGTCGCCACAGAGCAGAACGGCCGGAATCCCCGGATTGGGGATCGCCACGTCCTCCCCCAGCTCGATGGCCCGCTCGCAGCGCCCGCAGTAGAGATCAGGCATCGAACACACGCCGAGTAATCTCGTGTTTGTGGTTGACCTGACAGGTCGTGATGGCGCCAGCGATCCGCTCGACGAAGGTGACGCCATGCCGAATCTCTCGGGGATACTTGCGCCAGCCGATCCGACCGCTTCGATATCGGACTCGCCCGTAGATCCGACGGGTGTCAAGAGGCAGACCTGGCATTCGGACAGCCATCACAAGGCGTTCGACGGCGTCCCGGTCGCGCGCGGGCGGTTTCTCAGCCGAGTATTCCAGCGGTCTCTCAGCCATCCGGCGCCTTCCCCTTGTGTCGAACCCACCACGCGAGCGCTTCCAGTTCGGCTGAGCTAAAGTGTCCATCCAGCGTCACGCAGTCGCCGGAATTCCTGTCCCAGTACACATACTCCGTCAACTGATGGAGCGAGCCATCGACCTGGATCATGTGCCGAAGCCGGCGCCGGGCCCGGTCCTCCGCCGCCGATTCCTTAGCCATCCGGCACCGCCTTCAAGCGCTCGGCCGCAATCGTGAGCAACGCCGCCCGCGACGCCTCGAAGGTCTCAACCGCCTCGTGACGCGCGGCGGCGATCTGCGCCTCGATGGCCTGCCACCGCGCGAGACAGCCCGGGCAGTAGACGACCGGATCGAGCAGGCCCACGCGGGTCGCGCCATCCCCCAGAATCACCGCCTCGCACCCATCGCAGATCAGGCGCGTCGCCATGCCCTTACCCCGCCTTGCCTCACCATGCCCCACCCAGCCCAGCCGAGCCTAGCCTCGCCGAACGGTGCCTCGCCATACCGGGCCTTACCGGGCCAACCCTCGCCATGCCCCGCCGCGCCTCGCCTAGCTTTGCCCGACCACGCCGGACCCGACCACGCCGTGCCGCGCTAGGACGACGCCTAGGACCCCGCCGCCCAGTGGGTCACGATCGAGCGCCCAAACGGCCCCTTCTTCTCCGGCCGAAAGTCCAGCAACCCCACCCGACTCCCCATGTCATCGACGATCCGGCGCACCTGCGTGTCCGTCATCAGCGCGTCGTCGAACTCGATCGAGAACGTCAAGCTCCAGGTATCGAGCCGCGGGCGATGCCGAATCACCCGGCCCTTCGTCGCCGGCACGACCACCGGCCGCGAATCCACCACGTAGGTATCCACCCCGAGCGGAATCCGCTCCGGCAGCACCAGCAGGCACGCCGCCGCCGACCGTTGCAGGCTGCCGCGCCCCTTCCCCTTCGAGTACGTCGCGGCCGAGATCAGCGCGCGCTGCACGGCCACGCCGGGGACGTAGAGCCCCTTCGTCTCCGGATCGCGGTAGGCCGCGATTTCCGCCTGTTCCTCCGGACTCTTCTTTTCGATCGCTTCGATCGGCTCCAGGGGAAACCGATGCATGAGGAGTGGGGTCACGCCCGTCACGGCCGCTCGGATCGACTTCAGGGCCATAGGGACCTCCAGGTGATGGGTTCTTCACTCGCTCGCCTCACCGCGCCCGCGAACCTCGCCCGGCCTCGCCCGGCCAAGCCAGACCGTGCCTGGCCGAGCCTCGCCAAGCCACACCAGACCTAGCCACGCCGTGCCCGGCCTTCCCCTACCAGCCCGTGACCCCGCGCCCGACCCCCGCCCCCAACCGCAGCGGCGCCCCGTGCCGGAGTCGCTGACACCCCGCGTAGGTCGGATCGTCCATGGCGAGATACCTGAGCAGTGCGGGAAAATCGCTGTGCGCCCGACTCGGCTGCTCTTTCGTCGCCGTCGGCTCCCGCCGCGCCCGATCCAGCCACACGAAGTGGCCGAGCTGGTAGCGCAGCTTCCGGCAGGACTCGTGCACCCGCAGCCGCGGCGCCCGTGTGTACGGGTTCGGCTGAAACGCCTGCAACACCCGATCCCGGGCCACCGTGAAGTTCGTGTTCGCGTCGTCGAAGTAGAACCCCACGTCCTCGAACGCCCGCCGGATCGTGAACGCTTCCCCCCGAAACTCCCGCGCGAACTGGTTCGTCTGCGCCGTGATCTTCGGGTCCCCCGTCCGGGCCAGCACCGTCCACCCGCGCTCGGCCTCCAGCCCCTCCACCGCCGCTTTCACCGCCCGCGCGTCACCCCCGACCTCGAGCTCGGCCAGCGCCCACCAGCCGTCGCTCGGGTCCACGGCCACCCACAGACACGCCGTCTCCCGCGCCTGGTGCGGGTCCAGGTAGAACAGGATCGGCCAGTCCCGCGGCGGCCCGTCCGGCAGATCCCCCGCATCCCACACGTGGCTGTACCCCGTCACGTCCGTCCCGCCATCCTCCGGGCAGACCCCACCCCGCAGCCGCACCCGCGCCCCACACCGGAAGCACCACTCCGCCGGTCGCTCCTGGAACCCCGGGAAGATCAGCCCGCCGAGGTGAATCGCCTCCCCGTGCAGCCGCGCCCGCCGCTGCTCCGGCGTCAACCCCTTGGCGACAAAGTCGATGTTCGCCGGGTCCAGCGTCCGGTTCTGCTCCGTCCAGAGCGCCACCGCGAAGACCTCGGGGTCCCCTGGGTCCCCCCGCTCCAACCCCGGCGCCAACACCTGGTCGAAGAACCACCCCGCCGCCACGTTCGCCCGGTCGTCCGACGGCGTGCCCCCCGTCAAGAGCTGCCCCCCCCGCTCCATCACCCGCAAGCGGTTCGCCCGGTGCACGTCCTCCGGCGGAATCTCATCTTCGACAATGAGATCGAACGCCCCCTGGTTGAAATCCTGGAGGCTCTGCTCATGCGCCATGACCTGCAACGTCGACCCGTTCGTCAGCGTCAGCACCCGGTGCCGCTCCGACCAGGATTGCATCCAGTCCCCGTGCACCAGGTGACTCGGCGGGATGAACCCCCAATGCCCATAGTCCGGGTCCCCCACCAGGTCATCCCCGTTCGGCCGCCCGCTCCACTCCCAGTGCTGGAGCTTGAGCTTCAAGTTCACGTCCCACGCCGAGGTCAGCGAGGTCACGACCAGCCGGACCCGAATCGGCGGGTGCAGCTTCCGCCGCGGATAGTCCGGCAGGCTCCGCGGCACCACCCCCGTCATCTGAATGGCCGCCTCCGCCAACATCGTCGCCGTTTTCCCGGACTTATTGCCCCCTTGCACCCCGATCTCCCGGCTCACGCTCGCGTGGACCTTCCCCGCCTCCGCGTTCACCGGCCGGTAATACTCCAGGGCGTGCGCCCGCGCGTCCTGCTGCACCCACGCCGCCCACTCGTCCCGCAGCCGCGCCCGCTCTTTGCCGGACAGCCGCCGCAACTGCGCATCGGTCAGCTCCGCGGCGTCCAGGAGGCTGCGGCTCATGCCGTCTCCCCGGGCGGAGGCCGCCGGACGAACGTGCGCGCATGCCACGCCCGCTGTCGGCACGACGCCCCACAAAACCGCTGCCATCGCCGCTGCCGCGGCGTGGGTCGGCCACAGCGCGCGCAGATTACCAGCGGAGGCGATGCTCCACCTCCGCCTTGCGGGCCAGCCCGGCGATCACGAACTGCTGGAACTGGGGCCCGAGCCGCCCCAGCTCCGAGTCCGTCCACATCGGAATCCGGAGATACTTGGCGTATCGGCGTCGTAACCAGCGCTTGATCCAGACTTTTCGCTGCGCGAGGTGCCACGGCCCCGCGTACCCCAAGGCGCTGTTGCACTCCCGACACGCTGGCACCTCCTGGAACGGGTAGCGGCTCGCCAGGCCCAGCGCGATGATCTGGGGCCGCGCCGCCCTCGGCGGGACATGATCCACCGAATCCGCCACGAATCCGCAATAGTGACACGCCGTTAGGTCGTCCACTCACCCCACGCCTCCCCCGGCCCAGTGTATCGTGAGTCGAGGACTGCGTCAACAACGCAGCCACGGGGCGCCTAGCCCCGCTCAGGGGCCTTCTAGAGCCTCGCCCCGCGACCGGACCGGTTGGACCCGCATCCGGGAGAGTCCCGTGGGATGCGGGACCCCGCGCGGGCGCGTGCCCACGGTGGGGGGGTGCCCAGAGGGGGCGGGGTCCCGAGGGCGCCGGGCTGGCGCTCCGGCTGGCCGGCGCGTCGCGCTGCGCCGAGTCCGCATCGCCTGGCGATCGGTCGCGCCGATGCCGCCCATCGCCACTCGTCAGAATGGCTCTTATCGGACTCACGCACTGCGACGTCAACGAAATCGCGCGGTTGCCGATCATCTCGGCCAGGCCGGTCATGACGCAGTGCCCAGGCTTCCGCCCTGCTTGCCATCGCTGACGGCTGCTAGCCGACTGCCCAGGGCGAGTAACGCAGCGCGCCGCGTCGGGTCCAACTCGACGGCCGGCGCGTCAGTCGGCCGACCGAGCAGGAGGGCCAGCTTGTCCTGGCAGATCGCGTAGGCCGTGGCGAGGTTTTTACGAGCACTGGCCGATAGTTGCCGAGCGCGTTCCCCGCTCGCCTCCGTGTAGAAGCTATCGGTGAGGCTGGCGGCCATGGCGATTTGCTCGCTGCGCGGGATGGTGAGGCGGGGGTAGGTCCTGGCTTTGCGGAGGGCGCGGGTGCGGCTGGTGATTTCGGGGCGCGGGAGGAGGGGCGGGGCGTGGGCGCGGGCCTTGGCCTGACGGCGGTCGCGGGCTTGCTGGGATTGGGAGCGGTCGGGGGCGCGGAGGGGGCGGAAGAGCTGGGGGGAGACGGGGTCGGCGTCGCCGTTGACGCTCACGGGACGGGAGTATCGGGGTGGGGGGGAAGGCGTGTCAAGTTTTCGGTGCGGGGGGCGGGGTCGCTGGGTCGCGCGGCGACGGCGGCGAGGTACGCGGCGACCTTGGCGGGGTCGGGGGGGTGACGGGGGAGCCAGTCGACGCGGGGGGTGGAGCCGGGCGCGACGTCCGTCCGATCCGACCCAGGGGGCGGAGACCCCGGTCCGGCTTCGTGACCGCGTCGCGCGGGTGGAGAGTTCACGGGGACCGAAGATCTTTCTGTCTGGGTCTGACTCTGGGTCTGAGTCTCCTCTGGTGGTGGTGTTCCTCTGGTGCTCCTCTCCTCTCCTCTGGATCTACTATTGGACGCCGGCTGGAATCCGTCTGGACTCCGAGCGGAATCCTGACGGAGTCCGCGTGGACGGCTCTGACGCTTCCGCGCGGAATCCTCGGCGCGCTTCTGGCGGATGGCCTCGGCAGAATCGTTCCATTCGAGGAAGTCATGGACTCGCCAGCCGGTCCCATCGGGCAGGGGGTCCCAGAGATGTAACGTCTCGAGTTGCTTGATGATCTTCGGACTGGGATGCGGACAGGCTGGGAGCAAGATGGGCAGCGCCGAGCGGAGGAGCAGGCCATCGCTGAGGTGTCGGCGAGCGTAGCAGATGCTGGCCACGTAGAGGCCAAAGACCGCCGGCGCGGACCCCTGGGCGGCCATGAGCTTGGGGTGATGCGGGAGCAAGTCGTCGATGCGAGCCCATGTCATGGCAGGGCCTCCTCGGGGACTTTGGCGCCGGCGCCGCCTAGGTTCGCTGGCCTGGAGGGGTCAGCCGGCCGACTTCGGCGGGCGATGTACTCCTCAAGCTGCGCCCGACTCACCATCACGCGGTAGCCCACACGGACCGCGCCGAGCTGGCGGGTCCGGATCAGCCGCCGGACCATGGCCGTACTGATCCCGCCCAGTTCCCGGGCGACGGCGGGGACGTCGTACAGCATAGTCTCATCTCTACCCGTGGGGTCTATCCAGTGTCAAGAAAATATATCGGTTGATTGACTGGCCGCGTCATTTCGCACTCTCGGCTGACCGGCGCACGACTTAGCGGACTGCGGCGCGTCAGCGCATCGCGTCAATTGGCGGGACGCCGCGCTGGGCGTGGGAATTTCGAGTTTATGGGCCTCACGGCGTCCAGTTCCCGCGCCCGCCATGAAAAACGCCCGCCAATCGAGCCCCACCGATTGCACTTGACACGCCTGTATCCTGTGGTACAGTGGATACAGCCACAGAGACCGGAGCGGAGAGGGAGGATCAGCGATGAGGAGCAAGGGCTACGGAATAGAGACGAGATGGACGATGGCCCACCAGCACAAATACGAATCTAACCGATACTGCGGCGCGCAGGTTTGCGTCGCATGTGACGACCACAAGGGGCTCGCCAGGTGCTACTGTGGCTGGGCGGAGTCTACTGGTGGTGACGGCCGGCAGGAGTTGATCGAAATGGGCGAGACCATCGATCCGGAGGAATAACCATGGCCATTGGGCCTACGGGGAGCAGATCGCTCCCGAGGAGGGGTGAGCGATGAGCACTTATTGGAGACTCATAACCGACGGCGACAGACCTGCGTACGAAGCCAAGGCCGGGTATTCGGTGTCGGACGTTGCGAGGGAACTACACTTGGTCGTGCCGTCGCGGCGGGAGCGCCGGGAGCGAGACTGGGGGATTCCCGTGGCCACGATCTCCGACGGGGTAGGCCATGTATTTGATGCGTACCGGAAGGAGGAAGAGTGCGGATGACGATGTTCCTCTGGCGGGGGCTCGAGCTGTGCGGACGCTGTACCGCCCGCGCCCTGCTGGCGCGGCTGGTGACCCCATGAGGCCGCGCGTCTACGGCTGGAAGTCCTACCGGCTCGCGGTGCTGTCGTTCGAGCGGGTCGCCGACCTTGCCCTGATCAGGGAGGAGGCCACGTCATGATCCAGCCGACGCCGGGACCCTGCGGATGCTACATCCGGCAGTACGAGGACGAGAACAGCGACGGGCCGGGCGAGATCATCTACTGCCCGACCCACGCGGCGGCGCCGGAGCTGCGGGCGATTATCCAGCGCCTCTTGGTCGAGATGAGTGAGATCATGAACATAGTCGCAGGGCATATCAACTACGATGTCATTGCCCAGGCCCGCGCCCTGCTGGCGCGGCTGGAGGGCCCCCGCGATGCCGCCTAAACTGGTCGGCGTCCTCAACGTCCGCTCCCTCTCCCCCGCGACAGCCCAGCGGATCAAGACGGCCGCCGCCGCCCGGAGCCTCACGCTCGGCCAGTACCTCGGCCGGCTGGTCGAGCTGCACGATGCGATCCGGCGGCTGGCTCCCGCAGACCCGAAGATTGCCCAAGTGCTGAAGGGGCTGGGCTTGGAGACGGTGTCGACCTAAGCCCTCACACGTTCTACATCGATATCAGGAGATCCTGCTCGGCCGGAGCCATTGCCCGCGCGGCTTCCACGTTCTTGTGGGCCTGCCGGAAATAGCTGGGCTTGAGTTCAATCCCGATGGCTCGGCGACCCGCCATCCGGCTTCGGGAACAAGCGCCGCAGCGCCTCATCGGTCGTCCATTCCTCGGGCGGCTTCGGTTTCCCCATTAGCGACTTCTATGAACCTCATGGACCTGATGGCGCACTTTGAGAGCGACGACAAGTGTCGGGCCTACCTGGAGCGGCTGCGCTGGCCGAACGGGGATCACCTGCCCCAAGTGTCAGAGCCGGAAGATTTCGCGTATCTACGCGCGCCGGCAATTCCACTGTGACGGCTGCACCC